CGTAACGGGCCCCTTTTGCACTTCCCACGCGGCGTCGTCGTACCAATATTCCAGAGTACCGTCCGAAACGAATGCTTTGATTTCATCCAGATTATCCCCGGTCCATCGGATAGCCTCAACCACTACGGGCTTTTTACGATACTTCATGATTTATCCCTCCATCTTCGAAATCGAGTATCCCTTGCATTTGTTTCCGCGTCTATAGCAAGATGATATTGAGCACTGGCACACATTCATTGCAGCGCACGCCTCTTTTTCAGAGTTAAAAACAATTCGCTCGTTTCCTTTTGACAGCACATACCGAACTTTATTTGCCTCATGCAGCTTACGAACGTTTTTTATGTTTCGTCTGCCCATTTCGGAAATATTTACCTCCATAGGAACAAAGCAGCAGTTTTTCGGGCTGTACTCCCTTTCCCCTCCCGAAAACAAATCTTTGTCAATAGACATTTTGCCGTTGCAAGTCCATTCACTATATCCGGGAAGATTCTGGATATCTGCATAAAAATTAGAAAGATAGAACCATCTGTCGCATACCGTGCAACCGATATAGCTTTTTCCTCTACTGCGCGAGAGTTGGTCGCTATCATAGCACCTACGTAACATATCAAACCAAAGCGTATAAACACGTTTATGCAATGGATTTTTGCTCCATCCAGTTGGCATGTCGTTGATTCCTCCATATTTATTCTTTGCCACTATTATCCCTCCGCATATAAGCGCCGCAGTTGGTGCAGTAATTAGAACCGGAAAACATAAGTGGATTCATATTACTATTCATTGGCAGACTATTATTTCTACAAGCACATTCACTGCACTCCCACGCTCCTAACCCCCAATCCATACCATTTGGATTCCAAATCCACTTTCCTCTTGGTCTCAGTTCCTCCGGGTCGATGGTAGGAGCACCTTTGATGTAATTTACTGGTACAGCTTCAAATTCCGCACTATCGTCATACTTCCCATACACCGGTATAGCATGACTAAGCAGCGCGCTCCTGCTGATAAGATCATTCTTGTCCATGACAGCCACCTCTCTTTATACGATTTATGTCTGTTGAGTCACCAAAGACATACAACATTGGATATGCATAATCGTTGTCACGACCAGTTTTAATTTGAGGATAGATGCTCAACACCTCCACCTCTGAAAAGTTAAGTAACGATTCGTGCTTTGTAGCAACGAGCTTACCATCAAAACCACTGTGGAGTTCAATCCTGGCATGGGTACAAACTTGAAGTAGATCTTTTAGTTTCATTTTTCGTCGGCCTCCTTTGGCTCGTATAAACTACAAAAATCGTCCCTGAGCAGTATGCGCTCAAACTGATCACAAAATATATGCGGATCGCTGGGATGCTCGATATTTTCGCCGGCCCATCTGCACGTCCCGCACCGTCCAATCGGCGGCGCTGCGCGGGTGTTCCACGATTCGAGTGCCTGTTCTTTTCTGTTGTATCTTTCCATCCCGCAAATGCGCAACACTCCATATAGAGGTGTCAATCCGCCACAGCGCGGATACTCCATAATGTTAGGTCGGCGTCCGCAAAACGGACATGGCAACACGATTCCCTTCTCTGTGCACTCCTCCTGCGCCTCCCGGTCTCCCAGTAAGGCATGGCGTTCAAGGTCTGTCATGATTTCTCCTCCAATCCCTTGATTAGTTTACAGTAACACTCCCGACATATGTCAACGCGTTTCCACTTGCCGTATTCTCCGCACTCGGTCAGAGTTGGGATCAGTTTTTTGACTTTGAGATGCTCGCTGGCCTCGTTCTTTTGGCAGATGTCGCATAAGCATTTGGTCATTTTTCTTTCGCCTCCTCACATTCATTCGTGCCATACAGCGCGCAGTCCTCACACCCTTTGTAGAGCCAACAATCGTCGCAGTTAAAACTTACAGGCACGCTGTATTCTTCATAGTCGTCCGTGCGTGCCACCGGACAAGTACCATCCACGCACGAGACACCAACGTAAGACTTGCATCGCTCACTCATTTTCGTTACCTCCTGCCTTAACATCATCCAGCCGGCAGATCAGAATCGAGTTCTTGTTTGACACGTCCTGCAGCTCGGCCTGGTAAAAATACCCTTTGTCATTTTTCCGTAGGATGCAGCCGGTGAGTAGATACTCCCGATCGCCTCCGGCTGTCTCATAGTGTACTGGTTTGTTCAGCCATCGCTTGACTTCCTCCAATTTCATGACCCGTCAATCTCCTCAGCGGCTATGTAGATCCCCGGAACATCCGCCCAAAACTTCTCACACAGCTCACAGGCCACCTGTGCGTCATCATGCCAGAAGTGCACCTCCGTCATACAGTCCTTGAGGAGCTTTTGCAGGTTGTCGGTATCCGGCTTAGTGATCCGGTACTCTCCATCAGCGTGCCGTCCCCGTGGGAAGCACCATCGAACCACCAGTCTGACTGCCCCGAGCAGCTCTCGTTCCGGGCGGTGCTGTGCCAGATGCGCCGTCAATTTTGCCCGCGCAGCTTTCAGTGCGTCCGGCTCGTAGACCACCGGCTTCCCGTTTCGGACCCGCACGCCCTTCTCCTGGTGCGTACACGTCGGCGGGACCATCGCCAGGAAAAATGAGATTTTCACACCACTTCACCTCGCTAAAGCGTCATTCGGAAATTTCTTTTTTGTCAACGTTCGTGGGAAGGGAGGAGGAGGGCGTGAGCTTTCGCCCTCCTTCCTTCCCCACGTTGACCGTAGGGAAACTCTTTTTTTACCCCCCGTAGGGGGGTACATTTTCCTTCCCAGGGAAAATCTCGATAATTTATCGACTTTTTCCCTCTGAGGGAAAATATCGAATTTAATCGAGTTTTTCCCTCTGTAGGGAAAGGAAAATTATTCGACTTTTTCCCTTCCCTGAGGGAAATTTCATTCGACTTTTTCCCTTCCCTGAGGGAAATTTCATTCGACTTTTTCCCTCACTTTTTCCCCACTTTTCCTTCATCAATCCAGAACCCGCCGTGCTCTTTCAGACGGCTCCGAACCGTTTTTTCGGTCACGCCCATGTACTCAGAGAGAGATTTTAATGTCACATCACCGTCAAATCCGCAGGCTTCAAAGGCGGTTTCAATACTGTCATTTCGCTCTTTTTTTCGGTCGGAATCTGACTTTTTCTTGCGGAAATTTTTCTGCCACGGGCTATTTTTGCTGTTGAATCCATCATCCGGCTGAATATCTCCCAGGGCGCCGTTGTCGTCAAGACGATGCACGGGGTAATCAAACCATAGATTGACCGGCGGGAACTTGGGAAACTCTCGGAGCGTGCCCTCCACACGCCATGCAGAACGGGCCTGTATGAACCGTTTAGCCTCTTCCACATCCTGCATCATGAGCTGGTATGTCTGAGGTTTTAAGAGCCGCCTGCAGGCCGCCAGCATAGCCTTCTGGCTGCACTGGTCGTCCTGGGATACTTCGTCCGCCAGATGGAAGCGGTCGAGCCAGGAGGCGCACACGCGGCACACGGCCTTGTTTTCCTCCTGCGCCCGCAGCGCCTCGGTCACGTCCAGCTCGATCAGGTCAAGCAGCGCGTCCGGGTCCCGGGCAAACACGCCGGAGCCGCTGGCGCGGTCCATGCTCCGCTTACCGCCCTGAGCGCCCTTTGAATGGTGGTGGCAGTAGATGACCGCGCACCCCAATTCCGTACAGACCTTGTCAAACTGATTGCAGAAATTCGCCATCTGGTCCGCGCTGTTTTCGTCTCCGGTGATGACCTTGTAGATCGGGTCGATCACAATGGCAATGTAGTCCTTTTTCGCCGCGCGCCGGATCAGTTTTGGGGCGAGTTTATCCATAGGGACGGATTTGCCGCGCAGGTTCCAGATATCGATTTTGTCAAGGTTCTCCGGCGCCCATCCGAGGGCCGTATACACATCCTTAAATCGGTGCAGGCAGGACGCGCGATCCAGCTCAAGGTTAACGTACAGGATTCTCCCCTGCGCACAGTCAAACCCCAGCCAGGGGCGCCCCTCGGCGACGGCACAGCACAGTTCAATCAGCGCATACGACTTACCGGCCTTTGAGGGCCCCGCCAGCAGCATCTTATGCCCCTGACGGAGGATCCCGTCAATCAGCGGCGGAGACAGCTCCGGCAGGTTATCCCACACGCTTGCCATGTTCTCCGGGTCCGGGAGGTCGTCGTTGACGCTCTCGATCCACTCTTTCCACTCATCCCAGCTCGCTTTGCCAATATTGGTGTCGACCAAAAACTGTTTTTGCCCCGCGCGGGTCACACCCGGCATCCTGGACAGCCGAGACGGGTTGCGGTTCTGCCGGTCCAACTCCATTCCGTTTTTCTGGCAGACTGTATACAGATAATCTACGCGCTTGCGGTATTCATCGTAGCTGCCCGCATCAATGCGCACAATGGCGTGCAGGCTCTTCTTCCCGCTGTATACAAGGCAAGCCACCGGGAGTTCCAGTTCTCGGATCACCGCATTCTGACGGTCGATATCCATTGTGTCGGACTCTACCAGTGCATACCGGTAATCTGTCACATTCTCATTTTTGATCCCTTTTCCATCCAGCGGGTTAAATCGGATCCATGCCCCCGCCTCCGGGTTGTAGTCCCCGAGCACCTTGCCAATATCGCCGCCGCACTTGGTCAGCTCCTGGATCAGCTGACCGGCAGTCCGGTCCCAGCATCCCTTTGTCGGGAGATACCGCCCCTCCTGCTCCCAGCTGCGCGTGACATATCCGACATTCTCACTCGCTTCAAACAGTGTTTCAAGATATGTAACCAGATCCTTTACCGGGTCCCAATTGCGGGGTTCCTCTACTTCCTTACTCTCGATCCAGTTTTTGTTGACGACAACAAGGTCCTCTTTCGCGTTGATGGTGTCGTCCCAGTCCAATTCCCGCCCGCCGTCTCGTTTCGGCCGCCAGCCCCTGTCTAACGCCATCTGTACGATTGTCCCCGCTGTCACCGGATCGCCGGAGCCCTGAAAAGTATCCCATTTTTTGCGGCACTCTCCTGAGTGGTACCTGTGAGGATCCCGCCGCGACCAGCTGTCCCAATCGTCTGCGGTATACCCCTCGTATTTGAGCCCCATCCCGACATTGACCCATTCCTGGTAGGTCAGTTCCGCGGGCTCCAGATAGTCCAGGATCTCTTTTAAATCGGTCTGATGCTCCATACATTACGCTCCTTGATACTCCGCAGGATTGATGTCTCGCGGGATCCTCCAATCATTACAGGCAATCCGGTCAATCAATTTCCGCGCCGTCTCAAATTGCCAATTTCCAACGTGCTGGAAACCATATCGTTCAAGCAGGCGGATCTGTTTCGGCGTGGTCAGCCCTGCATTCCTGCGCTTTTCGATCTTATCCAGTAACAGGGCAGCCTTTCCGGCATTATCGATCTGATCCGGGAGGATCCCGCATTTTTCCAATGCTTTGACCTGCTTCTGTGTCGGTGGGGCCATCTCCCAACCAAACGCCGGCACATAACTGGACAGATCTTCCGCCTGGATGCTCATCTCGTACTGGAGCGGATCCACCAGTTTTTTCTTCCGCTTGCGCATCTCCGCCAGCTGCTGGGCGAGCGCCTCCTCCCGCTGGGCGACGACGTCAGAGCTTGCCTGTTCTTCTGCCTCTTCAATATCCACCGGATATCCTGCGGAATCCTCGAGGTTTTTTGTCATCTGCTGTGCGACTCCCTCTGTCTCGCAGATCAGGCTCGCAGGATGGCACAACTCGTGGCGCTCCGTGTGCCACAGGAAATCGAGCAGGAGCAAGTGATCCTTACCGTCGCACAGCCGTGTCCCGCGTCCCACCATCTGGCAATAGAGGCTGCGCACCTTTGTCGGGCGCAGCACCACGATGCAATCCACGGACGGGCAATCCCAGCCCTCGGTCAGCAGCATGGAGTTGCATAGCACGTTGTATTTACCGGAGTCAAAGTCTGCAAGTATCTGTGCACGGTCTGCGCTCTCCCCGTTGACTTCCGCCGCAGAAAAGCCGCGCTCGTTGAGGATATCACGGAATTTCTGGCTCGTCTTGACAAGCGGCAGGAATACGACGGTTTTGCGCTCCCGGCAATACTTTGCCATCTCCTCTGCGATCTGATAGAGATAGGGATCCAGCGCGGTCCCCAGGTCACCCACCTTAAAATCACCAGACTGGACTCCGACACCGGACAGATCCATCTTTAACGGGATCGTGAGCGCCTTGATCGGGCTGAGATACCCCTCTTTGATCGCTTTCGGGAGTGTATATTCGTATGCCAGGGATTCAAAGACCTGGCCGAGATTGCGCATATCGCCGCGATCCGGTGTCGCTGTGACGCCAAGCACATTGGCACCGGAGAAATGGTGCAGGATGCGTTGATAGCTGTCCGAGATGCAGTGATGCGCCTCGTCAATGATGATCGTATCAAAATATCCGGGATCAAACTGATTCAGGCGTTTTTCCCGCATCAGTGTCTGGACGGACCCGACTGTCACGCGATACCAGCTGTACAAGCAGCTTTCTTCCGCTTTTTCAACGGCGCATTGCAGGCCGGTTGTCTTTTTGATCTTGTCCGCAGCCTGGTCGAGCAGCTCGCCGCGATGAGCAAGGATGAGGACGCGCGCGCCGGAGCGCACGCAATCCTCTGTGATCTTTGCAAATACGATTGTCTTGCCGCAGCCCGTCGGGAGGACGAGCAGTGTGCGGCTATTCCCTTTTTCCCACTCGGATTCTACGGCCTGCCGCGCCTCCTCCTGATAGGGCCTGAGCCTGAGTTCCATTTAAAACGCCCCCGGTGTGAAATTCGGTTTTTCTTCCTTTTCGTAGAACCGCTTGATATCGTTTGATTTTCCCTCTGATCCGTCGTCCTTTGTCCAGGCGTGGATTCCCACTTTACAGCGTCCTGTAGCTCCGGCAACTGTGTTCCAGTTCATCCGCATCTGCTCACCGTGTTTGCGCTGCCCGATGGACGAGAAAAATGCACAGAGCATCCCCTCGCATTTGGTGTGCAGGAACAAGTTGTGCTTGATGAGCGTCCTTCCCTCCGGCGCATTGATCTCTATGTTCAGGATTGCCTTGTTGCACGGGGGCAGCTTGGCGCTGCCGGGATGACGTGCTCTCTCAAAAGAGAGCACCTTAAAGTCGTAGTCCCCCTCCGGGATCAAGATAAATTCGTTGTCGTGCTCGATGGTATCGTCCCAGCCGAGCTCTCTCTCCATGTAGTCTGCCATTGTTTTTCCTCCTGTCATTAAAACGGTAATTTGCGGTTATCCTGAATCATCTTAAATACCTGCTGCCAGGCCCCAACCAGGACGCCGGTGATAAACTGCGGGTCATAATTTGCGATTGGCGTCCCCTCCGGGTAATATCCCTTATCGGCGACTGCCTGCTGGATCTCCTCCGGCTTGACGCCGTTGGCCTGCATCAGGTCTGCCAGTGCCGGCGGAATCCCGGGCGGGAAGTCATCCTGCTGCATCGGAGCAGCGGGTTCCTCCGACGGCTCCTCCTCGAGATCCTCAAAATCCGGGAGAGGCTGTGCCGCCGGTGCGGGCTGCGGCGTTGGGGTGGCAGTACTGCCGGAAGGGATAAACGGAGCAATGACTGCGTAATCAAATGGTGTTTCCTCCGGCAGCCCGTGGCGGTTCTTGGCGTCCCAGCAGGGATGGTGGGAAGTGTACATGACGCGGGATCCGCCCTGCGCTTTGTGCTTTGTCCCCTTGTCGTCTGTGGCGATCACAAAGGTCTTGTAGTTAGCAAAGAGGACCATGTCCGCCCACTCCTTCACAAGCGGCGCCACGTTCCGGGTCAGCTTCATCTCCCACCGGTCATAGCTGCCGATTTCATCCGGCTGCTCAAACTTGCGCATTTTGGCATGTGCCGTGATGCAGACATTGATCCCGTGCTCCACGACCTCCTCCAGCATGTTGAGCAGTTTTCCAAATTCTTCGGCTGCGTAAACATATCCCTTTCCGTAGCCGAAATCTTCGATACCTGACTTTTTCGCCTTGCCGCACACCTGGTCAATACAGAGCTGCTCGGCCCAGTCCGCAGTGTCTACAATCAGCGTTTTGCAGGCCTGCGGCGTATCGCGGATCTGACGGACTTCCTCAAGCAGCATTGCCCAGCTCGTCGGCTTTGGGAACCGGGCGACGTCCATATGCTTTGTGCTCCCCTCGGTATCGATAAATACCGGGTCTGGGAACTTGGACGCAAAGGTAGATTTCCCGATGCCTTCTGGGCCATAGATCACCACTTTCTGCGCGCTCTCAATTTTTCCCCGTGTAATCTCCATTAAAATTCACCTGCTTTCCAAGTTTTTGCTTCTGCGGCATGAGCCTCCGCTCCGGCGACGTAGCCATCCTCGATAATGATCGAGCACTCACCGCCGGTGCTCACCCGGGTGGCGATAGCCTGTAGGCCCTCCTGCTCGAGCCAGGCGCCAAACTCCCGCATCGTGTCCAGATCCATTTGTTCCAGCTTGTCCAGCAGGACAAAACCGCAGTTGGGATTGAGCTTGCGGACAATGGCGGTAGATACACGCAGCTGGTCGCTGCCGGACATGTTGTCCCACTTCTTACCCTGATAGGTGAGTTCACCCTCTTCGACGGACAATCCTTCCAGCGGGAGATCGGCGTTGTTGAGCAGCTCCATCTTTTTCAGCCGGACGGTCTCGATCTGCGTAGTCAGCGTCTCATACTGGTCGCGGAAATTCTTAGCGTCCTCCTCCGCCTTATCCTTGTTGAGATTATCCCGGACTTTCGTATTGATGGCCTCGATCTCACGAATATTATCCTCAAGTTCTGCAGTAGATTCGTCGTGCAGATCCTGCGCGTCCATATTGGCGATCTCCAGATCATGCGTCAGCTGTTCGAGCTTCTTTTTTTCCTCTTCCAATTGTACTTGAAGCGCTTTCACCATTCCAAACTGTCGGTTGAATGACTGCTGAATTTCGGAAGCCCTATTCCGCTTCTGCTGATTCTCGCCGTTCCGCGCAAGGATCTCCTGCTGCTGGGTGATCAGTTCACTGGCGGACACCAGATCTTTCGGGGCGTCCGGCCAGTATGTCATCTCCCGAGCGTACTTGGCTTTCTGATCGGCGATCTGGCCGATCGCGTGCCGCTGGTTGTACAGCTCCATCTCCTGTTTTTCCAATTCAAACAGCCGGTCTCCCACGCCAATGATCTGCAAGAGCGTATTGGCTTTTTCTTTGTTGGACGACTCCATAAACTTCGGCAGGTTGAGTGCTAACTGCTCCACAAACTCATTGAGCAGCTGCTGGCCGCCCTTATTGCCGTTTGGATCCGTGACCTTCAAGTCGCTGTTTTTTCCGGCACGGTCCACAACCAGACCGTTTGACAGGACGATGTGCAGATGTGGCGGAATTGTCGACCCGTCCCGTGCCGGCTGGGACGGACGGAACCTGTCCCCGCCAAGCGCCCAGGCAATGCTGTCGAGCACTGAGGTCTTCCCCTGGTTGTTCCTGCCGCCGATCACCGTCAGGCCGTTCTCGGTCGGCTCAATTTTTACTGCTTTGATCCGCTTGACATTCTCAAGCTCAAGCGAGTTGATCTTTACCATTGCTTTTTCCCCCAATCAGTGGTATTATATCGGTGTGTTATTTTATCTGCGCCGTGTCTGGGTGGCTGCCCGGCATGGCGCTTTTTTGTTGTGATTTCAGATTCGCAAGCCTTGCATCGATATCTTCAAACATTGCATCGATTGTGCGGATAATTTCTTTTAGGAATGCGGAATCATAATTCTCCATGCTGCCTCTTTTTAAGTATCTCAGTTCCTCTCTCCTCTTTGAGGATTGATACATCCACCCCACCGCATACGGCAGCTCGGCCAGCCGGTCATACAGTGCGGCCTCTGCGGCCTCGTTACGGCTCATGCCTTGCCCCATCAGCAGCTTGATGTATCGTTTACGGGTCATTGCTCCACCTCCTCTGCGTCTGTCACCGTGTACGTGTTGCCGCGCTTGCGTACGTCAACGGTTTTGGTCCCGTCATCGTAGCAAGCGTCGTATACGTCATCGCGCATCCACAAGGCCACCCGCATCACCGCTGACCAATCGCTCTGTATTGACAGGTTTTTAATTTTGATCGTTCCCATGGCAGTCTCCTCCTCTGTGGGTTTCCAACGCTCCGCACTCTGCGACCCGGTGGAATTGGTTAGCAACGGCGATATTGGTCTCTGTCAGCAACGCCGCCTTGAGCTCGTCCGAGCAGTTATCTGAGTACGACACGGCGCTCAGCACATGATAGAGCAATTGCTTAACCTGCCGGTCATCAATCCTCGCTTTTAGGCTCCCACACCACAGTGGCCAGCACGCATAGTCCAGGTTGGCACCGCGCAGGTTGGCACCGCGCAGGTCGGCACCGCGCAGGTCGGCACCGCGCAGGTTGGCATCGCACAGGTCGGCACCGCGCAGGTTGGCACCGCGCAGGTCGGCACCGCGCAGGTCGGCACCGCGCAGGTTGGCATCGCACAGGTAGGCACCGCGCAGGTCGGCACCGCGCAGGTTGGCATCGCACAGGTAGGCACCGCGCAGGTCGGCACCGCGCAGGTCGGCACGTTCCCCGCCCTCCTTGTTCCTTAACCATTTACCGTGCTTTTCCAGCACGATCAAGAGC